TACTAATGTGTATGCCATGTTATCCCTCTAGTTTCTCTAATCTTGCTGTTAGGCTTTCTATTAATGTTTGTTGTTCTTTCATTCCTGCAACTAAGTGGACTACTAATTTACTGTAATCCATATAATATTGTTCTTCATCAGAGCCTGTTACAGCGTTAGGCACTATGTCTAACACTTCTTGTGCTATAAGACCTTCATCAGCTTTGCCATCTACTTTCCAGTTATAAGATACTGGGTTAAGTTCGTTGATAACCTCCAAGCCTCTTGCAGAGCCTGTAACATCTTTAAGTCTTGCATCTGAAGATGTGTTATATACTGTTGACGAACCATTTGTATTAATTTTGCCTACAGTACCATTTGGATTTCTAAAGTTTGCTACATCAACATTACCTGCATTTGTTGTAGCCAATATTAAATTCATTCTACCTACACTGTCTTTGATAAAGCCTGAACCACCAACTGAACCACTTGGCTCTGCTGTAACACCAAACAATGTAGTACCATTACTTGCAATTCTCATATGTACGCCATCAGTATTTAAAGCACTAAAATTCATAAACCCACCGCTTCTGCTATACCCTACATAAGCTGCATCATTATCTGTTGCATCACCAAATCTAAGTCTAGCTTCTGAATTATTAGCAGCCTCTAATCTCAACTCTGCCTCACCACTTGCTGCTTTTAAATGTAGTAATGTTGCAGGAGATGCAGTTCCAATTCCAGTTTTTCCATCAGCTAGTATACGGACTCGCTCAACGCCACCAGTTTGAAGGACTAGAGCATTTGCTTGAGAACCCACCCTAACAGTTACATCATTAGTCGTGTTTGGGTCAACAAAACTAATAAGAGACCCACTGGCTGACGTGCTTTCAAAAGTACCAACTGTCACACTTGAAGATTTTGTTGATAATGCTCTAGCAGGATTAGTGAGTCCAATTCCAAGAAACCCAGCACTTGTTATTCTGACTCTTTCTGTAGCGGAGCCATTATCACCCGATGACGTTAAAAAGGTCAAAGCTGGACTTGTTCCATAAGTGCCTTCAGCTATAGCTTGTATAGCAGCATTTCTAGTAGTGGCTTCTGCGTTTCTTAAATTAAATCTTATTTCAGCAGCATGACCTACCCCAGAATTGTCTGCTGTATTGTGTAGATATAATGTTGCTCCTACACCACCTGCTTGAGATTTTGCAATTTCTGTAATGTATGCAGGACTACTTGTTCCAATTCCCACGTTTCCAGCAGAAGTAACACGCATCCTCTCAGTTGGCTGAGTATCATTACCGTCATCTCTTGTACCAAATACTAAAGCACCCTTACCATTTGTTGTGGCGACTGTACTTAAATAGCCCATATAAGCCGCGGCATTATCTCTACCAGTCGCATCATATCCAAAGGTTATTTGTGAAATAGAATTAACATTAGTAGGGTTAGATAGGTTTAGTTGTGATGATGCAAATTGTCCAACACCAGTAACATTTCCTAAAGATAAATTAAGTTGGGCACGACCTACAGATTCGTTAATATGAATTTTTCCATTCGCATCAACACGGACTCTTTCACTTCCAGCAGTAACAAAATTAAGTGCATTGGTTGTTGGTCTGCTTATACCAGTATCAGTATCACCAATAAATGAATAACTCGGTGCAGATACAGCTCCACCTGTAATTTGTGTTTGTCCTGAAAGGTACAGGTCTTTGAATCTAGCTCCTGAATCACCTAAATCTATTGCAGCATCTCTTGTTGCATTGCTACTAGTATTCCAAGGGTAAATTGCTGGAACTCCATCAACAAAAGCAATTCCACAAGCAGCAGTTCCAATATTTAAATCACCACCTTGCGTACCAATACTTCCAACTGCTGAACCAGCTTTTCTAAAACCTACAACACTGCCGTCATTTGTCATACGATTAAATATTGCAGCATTACCACCACTTTGAGCAGATGAAATTAAACCATCACCTAAAGATATGGCATTGCCTGAAGTTCTATCGTATGGAGTTGAATCTGTATTACCCACCAACAAGTTTCCTGAGGCATCAATTCTTGCTCGTTCTTGATTGGCTGTAAAAAATGTAAAAGCATGAGATCCTGTAGTTCCTATTTGTGCCAATGAAGCACTTTCAATACTTTGGAACAAAGCATTTACACTGTTTGTGCTTACTTGAGTTGCAACGATGTTGTCGCTTGTAGATTTGACATGTAGTTTAGTAGAAGGACTACTTGTTCCAATTCCAACCCTATTAGTACCACCATCTACAAACAGCATATTAGCGTTGCCATCTGATTCAACTCTGAAATTCATGTCAATCCCAGTGTCATTAATATTTACTTCGCCATTATTAACTTTAAGCCTAGAAACATTCCCTGTAACTACTTCAAAAGCATCCCCAGTATAAAAACCAAACTTAGTATTGCTGTCACCAGCATGGATAACATAATCAGGTATTGTTATGCTTGAATTAAAAGTAGCTGCACCTGTAACCCCAAGAGTTCCGCCAATTGTAGTATTGCCATCAATAGAAGCAACTCCAGTTATATCCAAGGTATTAGCTTCAACCTCTCCGCCAACTAATATACCAGCAGCCCTAGTTGTTAATTTAGCAACTCCGCCAACTTTTAATTTAGTAACTCCTAAAACATCTAAGGTAGATGAAAAAGTACCTGCATTAAATGTGGTAGGGACTATATTTGCTGATCCATTAAAAGCAACGCCCCCTATTGTTCTGGCTGTAGCAAGTACAGTTGCACTTCCTGCATTTCCAGAAGCAGAAGAAGCAACAACTGATAAGTTATCAATAAAAGCTTTATTTACTTTAGAGTCTATAGCTGAGTTAGCCCTAGAGTTTGTAAAATAAAGATTAGTATTTTCAGTTAAATTTGCTGTTGTAAAGTTTGAAATAGATGACACTTGCCCAGTAACATTACCGACTAACTGCCCTTCTATATTTGCTACTAAAGTTCCTAAAGCTGAAAGCGATATATTACCTGTTGCAGTTCCGGAAGCTGTTGTTAATCCTAATGTAAATTTGTCTGCTGATTCATCCCAAATAAATACAGCGTTGTTTTGGTTGCCGCGATTAATAAACATACCAGAGTCATTAACTGGCGTTCCTGTTAGTCCTGCATTTAACTCAAATAGATTATCCTCAATAGCAAGGTTTGTAGTATTTAAAGTCGTAAGCGTTCCATTAACGCTGAGGTTATTTGCAACAGTTAAATTATTCGCTATCTGGACATCATTGGGTAAGGTTAAAGTGACATCTCTGCCTTCAGTTCCAGAACCAGATACAGTGATCTTATTATTAGTTCCGGTAATTGTTTTAATATAATCGCCGGTTGTATCAGTCGTTAAGGCTACTGAATTGGCTTGAATAACAGTTGATATGCTGACATTACCAGCGCCATTAAATGCAACTGAGCCGACTACATCACCGCTTAAACTAATAGTTCTAGCGTTTAATAAAGTAACTGCTGTAGTTGCTGCAATACCAAGACTATCAACAAAAGATTTATTAACTCTAGAATCAATTGCAGAGTTAGCTCTAGCAGCAGTGTAGTAAAGATTACCACTTTCAGAAAGCTGACCGGTGTTAAATGGGGATAATGTTATTGTTGGCGTTAAAGTTCCAGAGCCATCATTATAAGACCAGCTAATGCCAGTTCCATTTTGGATTAATGCTGCAACCCTATCGTCCACCCTTTCATTAGTAAAAAATAGTTTATTGCCTTCAGCTAGGTTAGTTGTAGATTTACCTGCAAAGGCGGTATCAAATCTGGCTTGCGTATAATAAAGATTAGTATTCTCAGTAATGGTAGAGGTGTTTAATGTAATGTTTGCTCCACCATTAAAGCTGATTCCAGATATTGTTCTGGCGTTTTGCAATACAGTTGCACTTGAAGCATTGCCAACTACTGATGCAGTTACTTGATTAAAGACTACATTATTGCCAGTACCTACTGGCTGACCAATAGCAAAGGTAACTCCATTACCTGAAGCACTTGAGCTAACGCCAGTTCCGCCTAATAAACTTAAAGTTTCTGAATCCAGATCAATACCAATTGTATTAGAGCCATCAGTTATATCTAAATCCTGGGCTGTTACTTGGCTATCAACATAGCTTTTAATTGACTGTTGCGTTGCTAATTTTGTTGGGCTATTGCTGCCCATATTATCTTCATCAACAATATCAGTAATTGTTACTGATCCAGTTCCAGATAAAGTATTAAACTCAACGCCAACAGCATCTATAGTTCCGTCTACATTTACATTAGCAGCAGCTAAATCAATGTATGGAGCTGATAATTGAATTTCTCCATCTGCTTTTAAATCTAAAGTTCCATCAGTTGAAGAAAACACATATATAGCTGAGTCTCTAAATTGGACTCTATCGGTTGTTGTTAAATTAATATTAGTTCCACCAGAGGAATTACCAATAGCAAGAATCTCACTTAATGAATCAACTGTATCTACTTGGCTATCAACATAGCTTTTAATTGACTGCTGGGTTGCCAGTGCTGTAGCTGAGTTAGAATTAAAATTATCCTCATCTAAAATAGAAGTTACTGTTGCACCGCTATTAAAACTAAAGCTAGTAAGACCATTAACAGTACCAACATTAATATCAACTGAATTATTAACACCAATATTAAATGGCATAGTGATCCATGCATTATTTGCTGAATTTCTAAGTTTCATTTTGCCAGAAGTTTCATCTACCCAAAACTCATAAGCAAATTTAGTTGAAGGCTCTGAGCCACCGCTATTATTTGAAACTATAGCTGCTAAAGCATTATTTAGATCAGCCCTAAAGTTAGCCCCAGACTGGTTAATTAGTGAGTAATCATGTTGCGCCATTTTTAATTCCTGTTTTTATTAATTTTATACCTAGATTTGATATTTATAAATCCTCTAGCTGTTGAATTATGGTTTGTTTTACTATTCATCAAACAGGTTTGTTAGGGAAAATTATATTGTCAATTGTTAAGGCACTTGCATTGCTATCCGGCAAATCTCGTAAAGACTGCCTGTAGCTTGTCCATTCTAATTTTTTAACATCTGTTAAAGCTGAATCTTGCATTTGTGTCCAATCTGATTCAGATAATAGGAAGTTTCTTTTTAATCTAACTTCACCCCAGAAATCTACAGTTTGCTCTACAGCAGAACCATCAATAATTTTATATTGTTCGACTTCATATATTCCTTCTATTATTGATTGGTCATTTTCTAAATTGATAAAATCTATAGATACATTTGTTGATCCGCTAGATTCTATTATTCCAGAGTTAGTTTTATATATTGTAAAATCTGCCATATTACTGAGTGTTATCTATAAATACATATAGTGATTGATAGGTGCTTCTAAGTTGTCCAGTCCATCTTAAACGCCATGAAACAGTGCTTTGACTAGAGGACATGCCAGATATTGATCCGCTATAGACAATTACATAAGTTCTAAAAGTACCTGTTCCAAATGCTATTGATTGAATACCGCCTGCTGCTTGCACATAGTTTGATCCATTAATGCTGTATTCAAGAAATCCACCAGAACAATCTCCATAAACTCCAGATAATATCGCTCTGTATTTTGCTCCATTTCTAACGCTGCCAATTGCCAGAGCTAAATATGTTCCTGTTGATTGTGTTTCTGTAGTGAAATTAGTGCTTGCTCTTTGGAATACACTTCCAAAAACCTCTAATGGAAAACTGCTGCCAGTTTGCGAAACTATTGTTGAACTTACATTTGCAAACTTCTTAACAGCCAAAGTATCTACATTTATTCTTGCTGAATCTAATGAGCCAGCAGTAATTTTAGTAGCATTTAAATTATCTATTTTTGCATTAGTTATTTGAGCATCACCAATTTTTGCAGTAGTTATCTGGGCATCACCAATTTTTGCAGTTTCTACTGCACCATTAGCAAGTTGGTTTGTATCAACGCCAGCGCTTTTAATAATTAAATTTCCATTACCATCTGTATCAATAGTGACATCATCAATTTTTATTCTATTTGCATTTAAATCACCAGTCGTAATATTGCTGGCATTTAAATTAGTAACTGCAACGTTGGTTGCATTTAAAGTTCCGGTAGTAATGTTATTTGCAGATATAACTCCAAATACACCAGAAGCAGAGGTTAAAGTGCCTGCTGTTATTCTTGACGCATCAATAGCTCTGGCAACAATTTTTACTGCTGTTATTGAGTTTGCTGCAATACTGTCTTGGTTTACAGCATCAGTAGCAATAAGCGCATTATTAATAGCATCATCAACAATCTTAGCTCTTGTTATCGCATCATCTTTAATTATTAAATTACCGCCAACATATTGAAACATTGATGTATTAATATTATTAGCTGTTAGCGTTCCTGTAATTGTTGCGCTAGTAGCAACCAAACCTCCATTCATTGCAACTTTAAATGGGGCTGATCCAAAACTAGCGTTGCCCAGATATATACCATTAGCATCAGCTTTAAATATATTGTTACCAGAGCCGATTGCAATGCTTGTTGATATAGTTCCAGTAGAAGCTGAAATGTCTCCGGCAACTAATAGGTTAGTTCCATCAAATCTTAAATATTTACTTGCTGAACCTATGTTTAATTTAGTAGTACCTCCATCATTTCCTAACCATAAACCGGTTGTGGAATTATCGGTATATCCTGACTTCCCTTGCTTAACAGCCATGCCATTTGCAGTTCCTAAATTTAGCTCACCTGTATTTATTTTTGCAGCAGATAAGTCATTAACTTTTACATTAGTTACAGCTCCATTTCCAAGTTTATTTGTAACAATTGCTGAATCTTTTATGTCTGGCGTGCCTGTAGGAGCATCCCCAATAGTAAAGGTCAATGTTGCTGCGGATGATTCAACACCTGTAGTATTTAAAGCGGTGACACTAGCAACATAATTAGCATCTACTGGCAAGAAGTTAAGATCACAATTATTAACATCAACAATTCTATTTATTTGCTGGTTACCAGCTGCATCTTTAACGTTAATCCTCCATTGATAATAAGGATAATCAGAAGGTAAAGCCCATGCTAAAAAAGGTCTGCCAGTATTTGAATCATCTGTATCTGTAAAGGCTAAACTGGTTGGAGCTTTTACAGCATAAGCACTAGGAACATTTGCTAACGCTTCTACTGCTTCTTGAGGTGGTACTGTCCAAGTGTAGACGTCAAAATATTCAAGCATTGAAACAGCAACTAACCCACTTGGCTGAAGCTGTAAGGCTTCAACTCTAAATATTTTTCCGCTAAATCCTAACGGTGCGTAGGTGAGATTTGTAATATCTCCAACGTTTAATTTATACATTTCTGGCGTTCCTAAGAACTGTATAGCTGTTTGGTGTCTGCTTCTGACAAGAATCGTTTTAGCATGGTTATATGCTATATATGCAGAAGTTGTATGTGGAAATTCAACCTTTAGCTCAAGAACTTCACCGCCATCATCACTAGTGTAATCATTAGAATCAGTTGTGGCTTCATGGTAAACAGTAGCGGTATCCATCTCATATCTTTTATTGGCATTAAAAAACTCAACTACTACCTTGTTTGCTTTTTTATCTTTGTTTCCGTAATCAACTGAAATGCCGGAATCAGAAATAATATGATTATCATTAATACTAAATGTTGATGATCCAGTATCTTCTATTTGTAACTCATATTTCCCATCAACATAATTAAATATCCCACGCATGTTAGATAAAAGTTCTTTAGAGTTTTCCATAACTGTTTTGTTGCAATCAATGTAAGCGTTGCAATGAAACCTTTTAGATTTTATTAAAGAGCTTCCAGACTGGCTTGAATAATTATTACCTAAAGTTCCATCAAAAAAAACAATGTATTCAGGATTCTCATCAAAAAATTCATCCCTTTGCAAGGCTGTTATTTCTAGCCCATCTATAACCCCATTTCCATTGGTGTCATATATATCTATTAACTCGCCAACTTTATTTTGCCACCATGTTAAATTGGCTGAACCGCCAAGAACTTTTATAAAGTTGTCACCGCTAGAGCCAGACCATGCAAGGGCTTTTGCTGATCCGTTAAAATATGGGCTATTAACTAAAGTATCAGCTTTGTTAGCTGCTGCGCTAAATGTAGCCATGTTTATTTGGGAAGTTGCTAAGCCTTTTCCATATTGGTCGTTTTGAATCAGATCAAGGAAGCACAAAGCTGGGTTTGAACTCCAGTCAGTTGAGTTATCTCTGGGATCAAATACTTTTCTACCCTTTACCTGTACTGTTAATTGTGGGACTCCGCGAAACTGTCCTTTAGAATCATAGATGTACGAAGCTGCAATGTAAGCAACTCCATTTAATTTATGTGCTGTAGTCCATTTGCCACCAATGGAAGCTCTTAGCATTGGGTCTGCTGCTTGCGAAGCTGCGCCATGATGTAAATTCATTACATACCTATAACCGCCAAGTGCCGGATTAGTACCGAAAGTACCGCCTGTTAAATCAACTGATCCTGAGTTTTGATTAGCAGTACACAATGAGCCAGAGCCGGATGATATTTTATCTGAGCCTATGTAACCACCATTTCTAAATTGCTTAGAGTCTCTTAAGGAGTTACCACTAAGTTCAATAGTGTTGCCCATTATTTCTTCGCACTCACCAACTGATAAGGCATAAACAACATATAAATGAGTTGATGAATTTCCAGCAGTGTCCATATAAACTATTTGCGCACCAACCCTTCTAGTTCCATATATAACAGGAATTTTGCCACCAGCAGCAATCTTGTTAGCCATGATATCTTGCCCTTTTGCCAGCATGTCTTTTGCTTGCATATACCCTTTGACACCAACGCCAAGAGTTAGGACTGTCATGGCTATCTGAAAGCCATCACTCAGAATAACTTTTGCTATAAAAGACCCAATTGCTGCAAAGAAATTACCCATTTAGCTTCCCCACCTAACGTCATTTTTAGTTTGTGTGGCAAACTCCATTCCTTTATCGCCTGCGCTAAAACCCTCTTGGCTCTCCTCGCTGAAATGCCTCCCCTTCGTTAAGTTCCAGTTACTCCAATGAGAGGCAACTTTTAGCGATAAATTTGAACTGCTTACAGTTTCAGAAATAGAGACACTTCTGATTTTTCCAGTAAAGTAATTTATTGCGCCAACTATTGATTCATTTTCATTAAAATAGGCTAAATGTATTTCAACTATTTTGTCTGTAAATGATCCATCTTGAACTAATGCCCTTACCTGATCTGTTACGTTAGAAAAACCCATGCTAATCTCATCCACTTGTAATTGACCTGTTTCAGTTATTGAATCAACACTAAGAAAACTTCCACCGGCTTCATAAGCTTCAGAATTAAATGTAACGTTTGAATACCAATCAGTTAATCTAATCGTTGATGATAATTGTAGTTCTACTAAAAATGCTGTCTTAGTTGTAGGTGCAGAAACTTGCGCTTGTAAAGCTGTTGATAAGGTTCTTGGCATTAGATCGACTCTCTGACATCAAACGATATTGAATAAAAACCAGAAGAATCTGTAGAATATATAATCTCACCGCTTGATAGATATACTGTAAATTGTGGTTTATTAACTACAACTGCTGAATTGTTTGCTATAGCTGTTACCAAACTGGGCGATATTAAAACTGTTAATTGACCAGATGAATTAGCATCTATATCTGCTTGCACCATATAAACTTTTGTATGACCTGTAAACTTAATAAGATCACCAGCTTTTAAAGCTCCAGATTGATTTGCTGTAAACCCATCCAAGGCTATAGAGCCATCACCAATAGCTTGCGCGCCATTAGCTAATATATCCGTTTCTGCTTTAGCAGCCCCCAGATTGTCCAGCGGTGCTGCAATTGTGAAATCCTCAAAACTTCCTTTTTGTTTTTGTAAAAATGCAAAATATGCTTGCCCATTTTCTTGAGTCATTGGTGGCATTTGAACTGTAAAGCTAAAATATTGTCCGCCAATCAGTCTTGCAGATTTTTTACCTGACAAAGTTTGGTTAAGTATCGTTGGTCTATTGTCTTGGAACTGTAAAGATTTAAAACCTATTGTTGTTGGGTATAGACCAGACATTATACAACTCCCATTTTGCCTTGATTATTCATGGCGTTGTTTATTATTGATGTTATTAATCCTTTTCTTGATTGCAGTAATTGGTCAAAGCCAGCTGCATCTACTGCATTAATATTAAAATTAACTGTTGCACCACCTGTTCTTTGTCCTTTGGTGTGGTCTATAACAGTTTCATTAGGATGAACCATAGCCATAAAGCCACCCTTTCCATCCATTCCACCTGCCCTGACTCCTCCGCCTGTATATCCACCGCCTTCAAAATCAGACATTGCATCTACCGCATTACCAAAATCACCATTAAATACACTACCTATATCACCGATAGCAGTTGTAGCCATGCCAACTAATTTTTTTACTATAAACACATTGATTAATTCGTTTATTACCGCTTGCGCTATAGACGTTGCAAGCTCTTTAAAGTTTAAAAATTCAGTATTTGCAAAGTCGAAGAAATTTTTAAAAGCTGATGTAAGTTGACCCTCAACAGTATTTGCAAACTGTTGAACTACAGTTATATTTTCTTTAATATTTTTTTTAAATTCTGCTAATGGAGCTGGGTTTGTTAATTGAGCATTTAGTTTTTTTTGTATTTCTATCTGCTTTTCTCTTTTTGCTATTGCTTCTTCCAGCAATATAATTTCAGCTGCTGCATTATCTGCCCTCGGCTTGTATTGCGTTGCTGCAATTTTCCCAAATTCACCAAGGAGTCTTGTATTTTCTTTATATATGCCCTGTTGTTCAATTAGCATATCATTAAGTTGACCTAAATCTTTAGTAAATAAATCAGGACTTATTAAGCCCATTGTTTCTGCGAAATTTAATATAGCGGTTGAAGTGCTAATAAACGCTTCTTGTAATGGAAGTAATACCTGCCTTTTAAGCCTGTTCATAGTGTCGTTGAAAGCTTCCGCTTTTCTTATAGATTCTTCTGTAATGACACCTGTTGCAGACTCAGCCAGATCATTCATGGCATCAGAACCGCCTTTAACTAGGTTAGCCATTGTTATACCAACCTTTGCACCAAAGACTTGAGCTAATAAAGCATTTCTTTTGAATGGCTCTTGTATAGAATCCAGACTAACAAAAAATTCTTTAAATAAAGCTTCAGACTTTTTAGTTTCACCGCTTGAGTCTTTTAAGGATATCCCCATTTCCTCAAACGCCTGCTTAGCCAAACCAGTTCCCATTGTGGCTTCACCAACTCCCTTAGAGAAAAATTTGAGCGCTTTATTAAACTGCTCAGTCTCTACGCCAGATTGTTGGGCTGCAAATTGGTATTTTTGTAAGAATCCAGTTGTAACCCCAATAGCATCTGCTGTTTTGCCGATATTATCAGCAACCTCTAAAGTTTCAGCTCCAAACTGAACAATGGCTCTAACCGCAAAAACACCAGCAAATGCACCAGCCAGCTTCTTCATAGCTCCCTGAGTTTTACTAATGTTCTTATCTACGCCAGCAAATCCCTTCTTAGTATTATCCTTTGCTGAAATTCTTAATTTATAATCAGTTGCCATTTTTCATTTGCCTGTTTTTTTCTTCTAAATACGCCATCCATCCAGTAAATTCGGATAAGGTTAGCTTTTCTTCTAGTTCAACTACTGTGCAATGCAGTAATTCAGCTAAATAATACCTAGCAAATAAGTCCTTATCCTCTGCTACTTTTTTGCTTGCTGCTCATAAGTTGGGCTAGACATTATTTCAGTTGCTACCCTTGCTAAAACGTCCTTATCAACATTGTTCATTAATGCGTTTTTATCTGATAGATCAAATACTTTTTCACCATCAGAATCTAAGGCTTTATGTATTAAGCAATATGCCATCAACGCAACATCATCATCTTTTGCAAATCTTTGCAATTTAGACATTTCTGCTAATGTTAATGGCTTTGCATATACCTTTAGAATTTCATCTCCATCACTCCATTCAGGAATCTCTATCTCTTTTATTTCCAACCCATCAAAATGGGCTTTAGCCTTATCAATTATTTTCATACTTATACTGTTGCTGTACTTAAAGCACCAGTTCCCTGAACTGATATAGATGCTTCAACCATTCCATCAAATGAGCCAGTAATAGTTTTACCCGTTACCAATGCTGTACCACTATAATAAGTGTCACCTGACGCTGCGCCCTCTGGATAAAATACTAAAGTTACTGATGCTCCTACTGCCAATGCTACCTGTCCGTTTGAATCAGTCTCATCCCAGAAGCAATCTACACTTCCGCTAAAACTTGTTAGACTTGGCAAATATGTTCTTGCAGCATCTCCCATTTTTGTAGTTTCAAGCGTATCTGCCGATTCTTCTATAGAGTATGATTTCACTTCAGCAATTTGTGCGCTCCCAACTTTAACCAAACCTTCTTTCCCTGCGTGAGTTGCCATAATTTATTCCTCGTTTTTTTTACTTTGTTTTGAAGAAGATTTAATTGGGGCTGCTTCTTCTTTCCAACCCTTTTCTTTTAGATACGCCACTTTGTGTTCTGGTGCATCAATAGAATCTATGCCATTTGGACTAATCATTTTCATAATATTCCCTCGTTAAACTGCAACGTCTGGAGCTTGCTCTTTGACGTAATAGTTAGTTAAAAAATTCAATGTTGCGTATGCCAAAGGCGTTTCACCTTCTGCATTAAAATCAATCTCAGTTGATTCCAGATAACAATCTTTAGCCAATCCATTTAAAGTAGGGTCTGCTGCAATTGCTATTTCTACCTCTTTGGCTGATGTGTCTATAGTGTCATCAAAATTACTAGTAGCTTTAACGTAAATTTCAACAGCAACAGTTAAATTTCTGCTTGATAATCTGTTAGTTCCTATAACCTCTGGCATTGAGTCCTCTGACTTGGTGTAAACCAATAAAGCCGGCGTTCCGCCTGTAGCTAATGGATAAACCCTTGATTCATAAACTCTATTCCCAGTAGTTGTTAAATTATTAAGAGTAGTTGCTATTTGCTCTCTTATTTGAGTTCTTACATGCTTTGCCATTAGATTTTCTGAAGCTCCAAAGCACTAAAGCCAGTTCTGTCACTTTGTATATTTACAACAGTAAAATTAGCTGCTGGACTTAAAATATTGCCCTCAACATCTTTAATAGCTGAAACTTGTAAGGTGTTTCCATGCGCAATACTCGGCACGTCTATTGATCTGCAATATGCAACCGGCTTAGTTGCTTCTATAGAAACTTCCAATCCGTCTTGCTCGACATATTCATTATTTAAAATAATGTTTATAGTTGTTTGTGCGTTTCCGCTATTGGTATAAATCGCCTGCACACCATGCCCAAAATTTATATCTAAATATGACGCCATATCTGATTCAGTTTCCATTAAATATTGAGACATGATTATTGAATTGCCAGAACAAGCTCAACCATTCCAACATTATCAGGCTGAGCATTAACAACCACAAAATCTGTAGCTGGGGTTAATGTAGAGCCATTGTTTGTAGTGATTGCGTTGACTGTTAACTTATCATCAATAGATATATAAGGAACGTCTGAAGCCTTTACAAAAGCTTTCGGTTGATAGCCTTCAACTGCAATTGATCTGCCTTCAATGGAGAAATAATCTTGGTCAATAATAATATTAATATTAGTAGAGTTTCCAGAGTCAATATCAAACCAAGTATCAATCAAACCTAATCTTTGATCCCACAAAGAGTTCTGGACTTCAAAAAAGGTAGCAGTTACCCCTCCAATCTGGGGGTTTACATAACTATTAAAATCTCTGCTACTTTCTAAAGGCATGACTACTTATCTGATCTCTTTTTTGGAGATTTAACTGATTTATTATCTAAAGGTTTGTCTTTGTGGCTTACATCCTCTGCACAATGACTTGTAATAAATTGTTTGGCTTCAGCAGTAGTTACATCTACTACATCACCTTCGTATCTGGTAACACCTCTAACGTGTGTCGTTTTTAAAATTCTAATTTCCATAATTTTTTCCTAAAAAGGGGTGACCAATTAAGGTCACCCAGAACAACAATACTAGTTAAGCTAATATGTCTTTAATAACCCCAAATCCGTCATCATGTCTTAGACCAACGTCTAAGTCTTGGAAGAACGCAAGACGTGTTCCACCAGATGTAGATAGAGAAGAAGTATCAACTACAACATCAACACCAGACCAGAAGCCAAGCATGACGTTAGAGAAATCTCCAAATATAGCAGCTGAACAATTAGCGCCAGAGTTACCTTTTACAAGGTTGCTTGGTACTAAAGTAGTTGAAGATACGTCATAACCTAGAATTGAATTAACAGCTTCCATTATGAAGTTACCTTCAGCTCCGCCAGCTTGCTTAGAGATAGTTCTAAGAGCAGCAACAACTTTCGGATTAGTTAAAAATGCTGGATTACCACCCATAGCGTTAGACGTGTCTACTGCTTTGATTAGTTCAACAATTTTTGCATAAGTAACAGCTAAACCATTAGTTCCCATAGCAACAACATTACCAGAAGCAACGTTAGGTATAATTCCAGATGGCTCATTTGTAGCCCCACCTTGAATAGCAACTTGGTCAATTTTTCTAGCAAACTGAGAAATGATGTCATTTCTTAATACTGCTTCAACTGAAGGATCAGACTGAAGCATAAGTTTTCTAGAACAATCTACAAATGAAGCCAAAGTTTTTGGTGTCATAGTCACTTGCTCGAATACTGCCGCGCCTTCAGTTGGTGCAGCCCCTTCAGCTACGAAGGCTGTATTAGTTGTTTGAGCTGATAACTTAGGAATCGAAACATTCCCTTTAAGTCCTGTCATAACTCTCGCGCCAAGCTCACCAATGCTTAATTTAGCGTATAAAGCTGAAATAAACTGGTCTGCAAGATGATCTGTACCAACTAAAAATCCACCGGCACTATTTGGTGTAACTTTTTGGTCTCTTTGTCCCCAGTTAAGATCTGAAGGCATGTAAAAACCTCTAGCTTCTCTACCAGTTCTTTGAGCAATTTCTTCTGAAAGCTCTCTTTCATAACCAGCTTTAGACCAATCACCAGTAGAACTAGCGTTGATTGCTTTGATTAAAGAGTATTCACTTCTTTCATTCTCGTTTAGACCTAGAACCGCTGGCGCAACTTCTAAAGGCTTATCATTAGAAATTGTGTCTAATAATGATCCTCTAAACTGTTCAACAGTTTGTCCACTTTGAATAGCACTATCAGCCAAATCTCTTTGGTTGTGGTGCTTACCTAATGCTTGAATTTCTCTCACATTTTTTTGCATTTCTGCTTTAGCAGATTCAGTCGCTTCACTTCTGATAGCGTTTGTATCTATTTTATTTTCTGTTTCCATTTTAATTTCCTTAAAATTTAATTCTTTTTTATCTTTAGAACGTCCAACGCCTACTTGAAATGAATTATCCGCACCAATTGCCACGCTGCTAACCTCCATTGGAGTCCAGCTCATAGCCCTATAATGCTCACCATTTTTTTCGTCTGTCATACGTTCCATTTTATTAATTCTATAGCCGACCGAAATGTTCTGTCTTATTCCATCGACGATATCATTGAATATTTCTGAAGCTAGTTCACTTCTCCCAAAGCGAAGTACAGCAGTTGTCCTTTTTGCTGTTTCATCAATTTCAAAACTTTCCACCTTGCCTATAACTTGAGACATATCATGTTCAAGCAATAAAGGACTTCTTCCAGATTCCATAAAATCCATATCTATAGATTGTCTGCTGTGATCTAAAACCTCTAATCCAAATGAACGTTCCACGCCTTGTTCTGAGCTGACTCCAACCCTTACAGTTCGCTTTTCTTCATCTATATAAGAAGCTCTGGACAAATCCATTGTTCTGTAAGCAATCTCACTAGAACTAGACCTATCTTCATCACCTTCAACTTCAACAGCCATTTCTTCTGGTTCAGTTTCTACGACTTCTTCAGATTCAGTTTGCACTTCATCTATTTCAGTTGTTTCAACTTCATCAGTTTCAGAAATGGTGTTTTCAATATTAATATCATCCATTTCATTTTCCTCGCTAGTTGTTATTAAATCATTTGGCATAAGTGTTACCCTCTCCCACCAGTTAATTGAGTAACCCCACAATTAGGTAATTGTTTCCCATACGCCCTAACTTTCATCATCTTCACCTTCTATCTCGGCTGGAACTGGTGCTTTATTGCCGAAAGGTTGATAAGCACTAGTAACTCCATACTGAGCCATAAGTTCTTTTTCTTTTTGGTGCATTTCCATTAGTTCTTCTGCATCCCTGCCCTGAGAAGCTGCAATATCAGAATATGTAGTAATGCCATTTTGTAAGCCTACAACTGAAGCCTGTATTTCTTTAAGAGGGTCAATCCAAGACCATTCTCTAGCAATGTAATTAGTTGCATCAAAGAATTTATCAAATTTAGCTATGGGCAAGTTAATTGCTCCGGTTGATATAGACATTTCAAGCCATTTTTTAAATATTGGCTCTACCATGTGATCTATCATTAGTTGTTGTGATATTTGGTAGGCTGCTCTGTCCTCCAAAGCTCCCTGTCGGATTGAAGAATAATTTACGCTTGATAAATCATTAGATAAAGAATGGTAAGAAATATTTAAACCAGAGGATATTGATCTTAAAACTGATTTAGTAAAAGATTCAAATGCACTTGAAGGGTGATTGGGATCAAAGCTTTTAAAGTCCATGCCTGCTGGTAGTTGTTCAAACGTTCCGGGGGTGGCGTTCATAACTGGAGCATATCCGCCTTCCTCACCATCACCAACATAACTGTTACCATCTGGGCTAGTAAAGAACCCCATCTTACTTGAACCAACTCTTGCTGCAACGACCTCGGCTTCCAAATATCCGCCTAACATTTTTATATTAGCCATTGCTGTTGATATAGGTGATACGCCCCTAGTCTGCTCTGGTCTATTACATAAGAAAATATGTAACAGTTCATCTGCCGGTACTCTAATATGTTTTCTTACGTTTGAATATAAAGTGTCGTATGGATGATCTTTAAATAAATAATATGCAACAGGTTTATCAAAGTCATTGACTTCTACGCCCATTTTTATCTTGTTGCCATTAGAAGCGGTGTCATTATATTCTTCGTCCAAATGGTCTGCTTCATAGAAGCGGATCATGTAACCAAATTTGTTTGTATTTGTTTGGATGTGCTGTATTAATACTTCGCCATCCCTATAAAGAGTTTCTACAAATAGTTTTTGAGCATCCAAAAAACTCATTCTGCCATTAGAAACGCAAACGCCTTTTTTACACCATTGTTTAAATGCTGTTTCAATTTGCTTATTGGCGTTCATGTCTAAAGTGCCATTATCATCTCTAGCTTTAGAGCTTATTCTAATTCCTGACTTTCCAACCACGTTTGAAATCATTAAGTTTAAATATCTTGAAACGTATGAGTCATTTCTAGCCAGCTCTCTGGCTCTTGCTCTTAATATTCTTATATTAGGTTGAATATCTGAATCAGCACTTGCTGAAGTAGATGAAAAGTCTGCAAATAAACGCCCTGTATTAGCGCCCTGAAAGGTTCGTTGTTTTAAGCTGATTGTTTTTTCTTGCTTTCTTCTTCTTAAAATATTGTTATACCATGCCATTAGAACTGCACCCCAATAGTGTTACCAGAAGGATTGCCATTTTTAACCCTTGCCAGCTTTACTTCCTTTAGCCATTCAACTTTATATCTGTCTCTAAATGTTAAAAGCTCGTCTATAGACATTCTGGAAAGCGATCTGCCTGCAATGCTCATACTTGACTGATCCATGTTTGCACGTCCTTCAACAACTGCTTCTATAGAATCTAAAACAATCTTTACATGCGACCTAAGACCATCATCAACGATAGTTACATATCCTTCATTAACAATAGCTGAAACTGAAGCAGCATTAGTAACAATGGCTGTCCATTTGTAATCTCCTGCTGTTTGTGAAGAAGTGCTTGCTAATGCAAATAAATATTCATTATTAGACTCAGTTGCATTAACAATAAATGAAGCAGCAGTAGAGCCACTAATTAAATGAAATTTGTATTTTAAAGAATATAAAGATACTGGGTAATCATTGGAAAGATCAGTTCTTTTCCATGCCCAATAATCGCCCTTTTGTAAAAAGGGTTCAACTTCATTAGGGTAATTTGCAGAATTAAACGCGTTGCTCAAAGAAAAACCTCAAATGTTAAAAGATATATCTAATATTTAAGTTATGAGCCAAAATTTAAAAGTCAATACTTTGGGTATGATAATTATAAATCTTTCCAACTGTTAGCAAAGTTAGTGTTCCGGCTAGGTCTCTGCCTAATCAATGGACTATTTTCATCAACTGGTATTGTTTGGCTTTGACCTGTAAGCAATCTCTCCTCTATAGCATCCCAGTTAGGGTTCAATATGTAAGCTGCTGCAAGTGAATAACAAATCGTGTCAAGACTTTCATTGCGCTCTCTAATCTGTTTCCAAAATAAAGTCTTTCTACCTTTTACAAATTTAACAAATCTCTGCTCAGCAGTTAGCATTTTAAAATATTCTTCATCTACTGTTGAAGGAAAATGCAAGGTTGAGTAGCCATATTCTGAAGCAAGCCTTGAATAAATAACTTCTTTAGCTGTATCAGAGCCAACCGGATAAAGCGTATTGTCCTCCTTACCAACTTTGCTAGGCTTTCCAACAACAGTCTTTCCGCTTTGTGATTGACCTTTAATAGCAAATATTCTTCTTCCTTTTTTATTTCTAGTAAAGGCATAAACCATTTGAGTTTGAAACCCTGAATCAATAGTAGTACAAGCTATTTTCATCATTCTGCCAGATAGCGTTTTAAAGGTTGATGATAAGTATGCGTCTAAATCATTCCACACATTAGGCTCGCCTGTACTTCCATAGATAACCTTGTACTCAACGACCCACATTTCGTAATTATGGGAAAAAGCTACCACCTGACACTCAGCACGATTTTTCTGGATATCTACCCCACACGTTAATATAAGGGCTTCATCAGGTATTGTATTTGCATCATAGCCCTCTCTTTTAGCCATTAACCCTTCTGGCGCTATTGCTTCTTCTGGTTCAGGTTGCCACGTCTCTCCTAAAGATGTGTTAATAAATGTTTTAAGCATCTCTGGTTGCTTCTTGGCTTCTAAGAAGTTTTCAGCCATATCACCCCAAGAACTAAAAACAGAGTAAAGCTCACTTAAATGGAATCCAGCAATTTTCTTTGTTTCCCTTGTTGCCTTCCATTCTCCATTTTTAAGCATCCAATATTTTTTGGACTCATCAATAACACATCCATTTTCGCAAGTGTAAATTGCTGTTTCTGGTTTATTATCCTCCCATACAACATTTGACCATTTTAAGGTTTGTTTATGATTGCACTCTGGGCATGGTACATAGTAATAACGCATATCTGATTCTTCAAAGGCTGTTTCTATTCTTGATAAGCCTTTAACTGTAGGTGTGCTGCAAAGATATATTTTGCGGTTATAAAAAGTCTGGGTTCTCTTTGACGCTAAAAGAACTGGATCACCCTCTGCCCCTACTGATTTTTCCATTCTGTCTACTTCATCAATACAGAGTATACGCACACTTCTGCTGGCTAATGAAGCTGCACTATTACTGCCTGTAATATTAAGTGTTGTTCCGCCTGTAAATTTTTTAGATAAAACAGTATTAGAACTATCTTTGGACTTAGGATCATTTATTCTATCTCTCAAAACTGGCGTATCTCTTATCATGTTTGATAGCTTTTCTTTACTATAAGCCTGCGCCATAGCCAGAGAAGGCTGCATTATTAAAATTGGGCTTGGTTGTTGATGTATGTAATAACCAACTACATTGTTTAATATCTCAGTTGCGCCAACCTGTGCAGACTTCATCCAAATAATTCGTTCTATGTTTGGATCATTAAACACATCCATAATTTCTTTTTGATATGGCGCATAGTCTGTTCTATACCTTCCGCTTATTGCAGATGATTCTGGTGATAGAAATCTATAGGTATCAGCCCATTCTGATATTTTAAGATTTGTTGGTGGTTTCCATAGGCTCTGCACTTGGCTCAGAACTTTCTGAATATTCTCTTGGTAGTCCATCTTGAGATAGCTCCTCTAATACTTCATGTATGTTATTTTTAATTAATTGCTCAGCTTCGTTAAAGTCTTGGGCTGCTAATACTTGGTGTGCTAGGTTAGTTGGTATGTTTAGCAACTTAGCCTTTGCGTTTCCAACAAAATCACCCCAAGTAGTTCTGACTAATTCTGCTGGTATTAAATTTCCTTCCAATTGATTCACCTCTAGCTCTGCTTTATCGGCTTGAAACTTTTTAAGCCTTGTTGATTCTTCTACCATGTCACCACTTGAGCCGGACTTTTTAAAGTGCGATCCGCTTTTTCTCAGGTGGTTTATATACTCAATTCTACAAACATCTATATCTACCGGTGATCTACCGCGTTTGATACTAAAAACGCCCTTTTTAACTAATTCTGAAACACTTTGGGGGGACATTCCCAAATGCTCAGCCAATTCAACTTGAGTAGCCATAAGCATCCAAATAAGTTTGATTCAGTTTGGCTGTATCTAAAAAAATAACAAAATCGCAACCTTCGAGCCTTTTAGGGCTGTAGAAGAACCTAGTGTTTTTATATAGGTTTAACATAAGCTACAAACGTTGTAGGTACAGGCTTTATAAATAGTTATCATCTTTTCATTGCCTTGTTAATCTGCTTGCTTAATTCTTTGTCATAATTTTTCTTGATAACTCCAAAGCCTATCTTCCAGAAGTCTAATAACTTGGTATGTTTAATATAATTTTTTGCAACTGCCAACAGCTTCAAGCCATTGTCTCCCTCTCTTTTATACAGCGCATTTTGCTTAACAAATAAATCTTTTCTTCCATCTAATTTGTTGCCTTTGAGTCCCATCAAATTACCATACTTGTTAGTTCTTTCACCTCCAGCAGATGTAACTGGTGCAAATATTTTTGACTTAGCAGCTCTTTCAATACCGCCTTGAAATACATACTTCAGATATTTCTGAGCAATAGGTTTTATTAATACTAACGCTGCTAAGTCATTACGCTTAGCCCTGAACTTAGTTGGCATATCAACTGACTTAATGGTGAATGGTGTTGGTCTATCTAATCTCTTTTGTATTTGTGACCTCTCAGCATTAACAACCTTAACCCCTATATTGTTTATAGCATCTGCTGTTGCTTGCGGTAGATGTTTGCGCTTAAACAATCCCATCTTTTTTTGCAATTCCTTTTGATTAGATTTGATTTGTATTGTTACAGTCATTACTTACCCCACGTTGTTTTACAATTAAACTTCATGCCTATCTCAGCAGCCTTACGCCTAATTGTTGAAGGGCTAACACCAAACTGCATTGCTACAACTCTGGAACTCTTACCCTGTTTAATCTTTTCTTTTAGTCTGTCTTTATTAATTTTCATGTTTGATGTTTATAAATTTTCAATGTGTTCTATCAACTTATGACTATACCAAATGGACTTCTCAAGGTCTTGTATGTTTTCGCCTTTATATTTATGGCGGTGCATATACTTAATAGCATTGCCTTCCAGATATGCCTGAAATCCTCTGCTGCCTAATTGTTGTTTGATGTAGTCAATACATTCAACGCCACCTTTATTGTAATGCGGTGGTTTGTTTACTGGATCATTCATTTGTTTCTCCTAGTTAATTCATTCCTACACTTCTGGACTATCTTGGGCTTGCTGTTAGTTGCATCAATATATTCATTTAACGCATTAACACTCATAGACTTTAGATAGTGGTGTTCTGTTACATATTTGTTAGTTGTTCTATTCAGCGTCTTTACGCTTGGTCTTAGCTTTATTGGCATCCTTTTTGTCTCCTTTTTTCTTGCCAAATATGGCGTCAAATTGTTTGTTGAATTCTTCTTTATCTATATCCATTGGTCTTGGTTTACTCCCTTTTCCATTCATATTATTCTCTCAGGTTTGATAGTTATAAAATCTAATCTAATAAAACAACTATTGGTTTTAAATCTAATAATTCTGGGTATTTATTTTCAAGATTTAGTTTAGTCATAAATTGATATATTTTTTTTACATCATAAAAATCCATTGCATTTTTATATATATTTGCTTTGTTAGATACCCAAATAATATTACCCTTTATATAACCTTTACTAGAATCCTTCCTATCAACTGATGCTTTAAAAGCATTACTAAAATTCGATTCAAATAACATTGGCACATTATAAACAGGACACATCATGTCATTTGGAAATATATTAAAAAGATATTTTATTGTTAAATTAAAACCAAATTCTTTTGCCCTTTTTCTACATCTTATATTTGCTAGTTTTAATCTAATGTTTTTAAATTTTTCAAATTCAAAATTATTTTGCAACTTTTTATACAATAAATTTACTTCATTATGTTTATAGCCAAAGTCGTCATCTTTGCTTACAAATCTTAAATAATCACAAATTTTATTTCCACAGGTTTGAGCCTTATAACTATCTGTCCATCTTATTTTTGTTTTGCATTTTGAATATTTTAAAGGCTTTTCTTTTTGGCAAATAACACAAATAGTATCTGCTTTGTCCCATTTACGCATAGACTCATTAAGCTTTGTAAGTCCCAGCTCTTTTACTTGACATTTTTTTGAGCAAAAAAGCCTTTCCGCAAACTTTGTTTTGGCATATTCCTTACATTTGCGAAATGTTGAATCTTTTGTGTTTTTTGCTAAAAATTCAATATCAAACTCTATATTACAGCTTCTATTTTTACAAAGTTTTTTATTGCTCATGTATAACTC